AAAGGATGGGGTTTACAAGGAAACTTTGGTTGAAAATGTTTTATTAACCGCACCGGATGTAATTATACCTTTGTATAATGATACAACAATTGAATATTTAAAGCCTATTAAAAGAGTTTCATCCAATACTAAAACGCCAAAAAGAAACGTGGTCAACAACGACCCGATGTTTAATTATGGAGGTTATCGTTTCAATGAAGAAACTTCAACGGTTGTGACAAATGAAACCGTTGCGGGTTATACTGATTTAGCAACAAGTCCACAATCACTTTCGGGGGATAGGATGTTGCAAAGCAATGAAAAAAATACCATTACAACATCAGAGCCAACCGGTTCAGAATTAACCGCCTTGGATTTTTCTTGGTCAACTGATGAAGATTTTTGTATTGTATTAAACACCAATAGTCTTGAGGTCGGATTCAGTTATTATGTTGATAGTGATTCAACCCTATATGATTATTTTATTGCAATTCAAGTTACGCAAGTACAAGATGAAACCGGCAGAACTCCCGGTTTTCGACAATGGGATTTTCAAGATGAGGTTTGGCATTTTACTCCCACATCTTTAGGAGGATTTCAAAATGATGCGAAATATTTCTTTTTGATAAGAAATAGTGTATTTGGTAAATGGCAAAACTTCAGTAAAAAATTCCCGCCTTTATTGCACCCAACAAATAAAATTGAGGTCAAGGCAAGGGAAATTATTTATTCAAATTATACCGGAAGTATATCGCATAATAAGACATTTTTTGATAATATATTTGTCGCAAATTATATTGAAGATACTAATGACATATTTTTTGAAAACACAAGATCAGGAAGTGAGGTTTTAACCGGTGACATAGAAATGAAAGACGTAATTCTTTCAAATGAACTTGGCACAACTATTTCAGATAAAGGAGTTTTGGATGATTTTTACACTTCAAAAAATGGTTCATCTACCACAACGACTCTTGAAAATCTTATCACAAAAGAAAAGTTGAATGATTTTAGAGATTATTCAAAAAGATTCGAAGGAACGTTTTTCAATACAAATCCCGAACCAATACCGATTTCATTGCATAATAAATTATGGATTAACTTTCAAACCAATCAAGAACCGGTTTCGGCGATGATTGATAATATGACTTACTCGGTCAAAAAAAATGAATACAAAATAGTTTGCCATCAACCAAATCAAGACAACGACATTCCAAGTGATGTCAGAATAAACTTTGATTAAAGAATAAAAAGTCCCCTTTTGTTTCCTTCCCCTCATTGGTTCGCTTGAATCGTGGGGGGTTTTTTTAAACTTTTTTTTAAATTATTTAGTATAATATTTTTTAGTTTATAAAATTTATTATATATTTACATCATAAACATAAAACAATAACACAATGGAAACTAATTACACGCTTAAAAACCCCCACAAATATTACATTTGGTCAGTTAAGTCAAGACAAAACCCAAACCAAATTCTACTAACCGATAGATTATCACCAAAAGATTTCTGGTTTCAAATAGGACAATTTGTTGGAACACATATCAATGAAATGAAGTTAATAGGATACAAAATTGTTAAAGACCATTGGGGAAATGATGTTGAGGAAATATTTCAAACCACAGGAAAGTTTATGAAAAAAGAGATAATTGACGCACATAACAATAGCGATATAATAAAATAAAACCAACCGGGGGCAGAGATGCCCCCATTTAAATATTCTATATGAACGAATTTGAAATTCATTTTATCAACGAAATAAAGCGTTTGCATATCCGCAAATTGGATGTTTTGGAATGTCTTGACATTACATTGCCAACGCTAAATTCTAAGATAAAAGAACCGGGGAGGTTCACCGTTGATGATATCAACAAACTCAAAAAACTAAACATTAATTTAAAACCACTAAACTTATGATGAGTGAAAACAAATCGATTACAACAAAGCTATTCCAAATTCAAAAGGAAATTGGCAAGATTTCAAAAGATGGAAAAAATAATTTTTACGGTTCAAAGTATTTTGACATAAATAAATTATTAGACCATATACTGCCGATACTTCAAAAGAATCAGGTTGTCATACTACAACCCATTGTTGAGGATGAGGTTCAAACCGTTATCAGATGCATAGAAACCGGCGAGGAGGAGGTTTCATCCATTCCACTATCCCAAGGGTTAGATGCCCAAAAGAAAGGCTCAGAAATAACATATTTCAGGCGTTACACTTTAGTAAGTTTATTGGCATTACAATCCGATGATGATGATGGCAATTCAGCATCAAGAAAAAAACCCCAAACACCAAAATCAAATTTTAATTCTAACACTAATATATTTTAATTATGAGCAACGAGAAGATTTATCCAAAAGGTTTAATCACATTCCCACCAAGGGAAAACGCACCGGAATTTGTAAAAGGTAAAATGATAATTACCTTGAATGAATTTGTAGAGTGGGCAAAAACTCAATCTGAGTATTACAAGGACTACAACGGTCAAAAGCAATTGGCATTTGACATAAAGGTGGGGGACAAGGGACTTTATTTTCAATTAGACACCTATAAGGGTGGGGAAGCAAAAACAGAAGTGGTAAAAGAGGAAAACGATTTACCATTTTAAACACTAACCGCACCCCTTCGGGGGTGCTTTTATTTTTATTATGATGCATTTTATTATTGATGAAACACCTGAATCAGACATATCATTTATGCAAGAACGGATAAAATTCCTTGAAAAAACCATTAAGCATAAAAATGAAAAAATAGAAAACTTGGAATGCCGGGTTGACTATTGGAAAACTGAAAATGCAAAGTTAAATACCAAACTTATTATATTACAATCTAAGAAATGAAAACACAAAAGGACTCAAACGATAACTATCATTCCCGACCTGAAATATCTGCATCGGGTCTAAAAACAATTCACAAAAAATCGGTTTATCATTATTTAAATCAAAGACCTTTTTCAAGTGATTCATTGGCACTTGGTACGGCAGTACACGAGGCACTTCTTGAGCCAAAGGAATTTGATAAAAAATATGCCATTGTTGATTATATACCAAGAGGGGAAGGGTATATGAAAAAGCGAAAAGAGCAACAAGAAGAACACAAGGGGAGGGAACTTTTATACATCAGCAATGACAAAGAGCAACCGGGAAATATTATTTTAAACATAAAACGCCAATTTATGCAAAATGATTTGGCAATATATTACACAAAGGGTGAGATTGAATTATCGCATTACGGACTCCACTATGGTGTTCCGGTTCGTGTTCGACCCGATGTTAAGGGTAATGGTTGGATCAGCGACATCAAAACGTGTCAAGATAATTCGCCAAGAGCGTTTTTAAGGGATGTTTACAATTATGGGTATCACTTACAAGCTGCATTTTATTCCGATGCATTAGGATTCGACCCAAAGACTTTTAGATTTATCGCAATTGAAACAAAGCATCCGTTTTCGGTTGTTGTGTATGGACTAAGCGATGAAATGATTGAAAGGGGTCGTTTTGCATATCAAAACGCACTTGAGGATTGGAATGAATATTTACAAACTGGAATCGCAAATGGCTATGGAACGAGTGAAATGGCAAAAGATGGTTCTTTAATACTATAAATTATGAAATTAAAAATTATTTTAAATGAGGTCAATGAGTTTTTAAATATTGACATTCAAAAAAACACAAGAAAAAGACAATATGTATATGGTCGTTTTTTGTTTTACAAATTAGCAAAAGAATTAAGTCCATTTTGTTCATCGGTTGTTATTGGTAGATTTTTAGGAAAAAATCACGCTACTGTTTTGCACGGCAACAAGCAATTTCAAAATATAATAAAATACAATCAAGACCCTGAATTAATTGATTATTATAATACATTGCTTTTGAGGCTAAAAAGCATTAAATATTTGTCAACTGATGCAAGTGCTATTCGAACCCAAATGATTGTTTGTAATCAAAAAAATATGAGGAAATATTATGCCCAATAATTTCAATAAATATTTAACTAAAGAGGACATATTTCAAAACGCCGTGATGAACTATTTTAAACTGCAATACCCGGATGCATTTGTGATTCATTGTCCAAATGAGGGAAAGCGAACACCGTATGAAAGATTTAAGTTTAAAAAACTTGGAGGGGTTGCTGGTGTCCCTGACGTCCTTTGCTTTGATTCTAATGCCGATTTTAATGGTTTAGCGATCGAATTAAAGATAAAGCCAAACAAGCCTACCGAAAACCAACAAAAGTGTCTTAAAACGCTTGAAAATAAGAATTGGAAAACTAGCATTTCTTATGATTTTGATGACTGTAAAAATTTAATAGATGAATATTTTGGAAACATTTGAGTATTTTAGTGGTATATATGCTTTGATTATGAGTGTTGCAGTTTTAATTTTAATGTTCAGCAAATGAGTATTCACGAGTTTAAAAACGTTTTTTGGAACGAAATCGACCAACGAGTTTGGCGAACCAATACATCAATGGATGATATTTCCATCCGGTATGATTACGTTGGAAGGATGACAGAAGCCGAATTTGAATTTTTTCTTGAAATACTTTTTGAACTTTTTGACGATGATAAAATCACAATAAAACAATTTCGTGATATTTTTGTTGAACTTAGAAGTTTTTCAAACCAACTTAAAGACATAACTGAGGAATAAAAATGAAACCAAACTATTATGCAATTATACCGGCAGATGTTCGGTATGATGACCGATTGACTCCAAACTCCAAATTGCTTTATGGTGAAATTACCGCCCTATCAGGTAAGAATGGCAAATGTTGGGCATTAAATGATTATTTCGCTAAGTTGTATAAAGTAGATAAAAGAACAATTACAAGATGGATTACAGACCTTAAAAACTGTAATTATATAACAGTAACAATTAAAAGAGATTCAGAAAATAAAATCATTGAACGTATAGTCAAAATTGTCGGGAGGTCACGACAAAATTGTCGGGAGGGTATAGACAAAAATGTCCTAGATAATAGTATAGTAAATAGTAATAATATTATAAATATTAATAACCGCAAATCAAAAACAAGCAAAAAAGTGTCTGATTTTGCGGACAACTATATTAAATGTTATGATGCCATAATTGAATTGTTTCCTCAAAGAACAAGACCAAAAACAACGGCACAAAAAATTAAATGGCTTGATACTATTAGATTGGCAGATGAAAAAGATAATTGCAACCCAAGGCAACTTTGGTGGATAGTGAATAAAGCAAGAAAAGATTCATTTTGGGAAAAAAATGTTTTAAGCATTCCGGAATTAAGAAAATCAAAAGAGGGTAAACTTCCAAAATTAGAACAACTGATTCAAAAGCTTGGAGGAAGGGAATTTGATGCATTACAATAAAAATAAAACAAGGGAAACTGAAAAAAGGTGTTTGGATGCACTTTCAAAATATGGCGATTTTAAGATGTCAGATGATGAGTTTTCGCCCTTTGATATTTATGGATACACAAACAATGTCAAAACGATTGTGGAGGTCAAGGAACGATCTGAAATGTGGGATCGATGGTATATCGAAAAACAAAAGATTGACAATCTCAGAAAATTAAAACATAAAACAAAAGACCCGCTCAGGATATATTTGATGATTGTCGTTGGAAATGATGGATTTCTTTTCAAGGTTGATGATATTTTTCAGATGGGAAAAATAGAGCGAATCCGAATGAATAAACAAACATCAAAAGATTTTCCGCATTCAGATATAAAAATTCGAAAAGAAATTATTAATTTTCACCACCAACTAAACTTATTAAAACTTAAATTAAATGATTGATGAATTTCTAAGTCTTGGCATTGAACTTAAATCCAACGCCAACGTACAAAAAACAAAATGTCCAAAGTGTTCTCACACAAGAAAAAACAAATCCGACCCTTGTTTGTCGGTAAATATTGAAAAAGGGGTTTACAATTGCCACCATTGTAATTGGTCGGGCAATGTAAAATTCAAGCCGAAAAAGGAATACATAAAACCGGTTGAAACAAAAATTGAATTATCTGATCGGACAATCGGATGGTTTTCTAAAAGGGGTATATCTACGGCAACACTATTCCATTGGAAAATTGGCGAATCAACCGAATATTTTCCCCAAGTAGATAAAAGGCGAAAAGCTATAAATTTCAATTACCATAGAAATGGCGAACTGATAAACACCAAATTCCGGGATGGTGAAAAGAATTTTAAAATGGTAAGCGGTGCAGAACTGATATTTTACGGCATTGACAACATCAAAGAAATGGACACTATTTATATCGTTGAAGGGGAAATGGATGCATTGTCGCTATCGGAGGCAGGGATTTATTCCGTTTGTAGTGTTCCCAATGGTGCATCTAAAGGAAACCAACGCCTTGAGTATCTTGACAACTGTTTTGAATACTTTACAGACAAAAAAGAAATAGTATTATGCACCGACAACGATGATGCCGGTTTATCACTTAGAAATGAACTCGCAAGAAGGTTTGGAAATTACCGTTGTAAATATGTTGACTTTGGAGAGTATAAAGATGCTAACGAGGTATTAACGGAAAAAGGTGCTGAAACACTTCGGTCAATATTAAAAGAAACCAAATCATTTCCTCTTGAGGGGGTGATAAACATCAACGACATTTGGCAAGATGTAATCAACTATAATGAAAAAGGGATAGTCAATTATTCAATTCAACTTGCAGACTCGGATGAGTGGTTTAAAATGGCTTTTGGGGAGTGGTCAACCATTACCGGAATACCCAATTCGGGAAAATCGGATTTTGTCGATCAAATATCTTGCAATCTTGCACTTAAATATGGATTTAGAACGGCATACTTTTCCCCTGAATCATTTCCATATGAAAGCCATATAAAACGATTGGCAAACAAACTAAATGAAAAGCATTGCACAACTGATGACCTTAACCGAACAAAAAACTTTATTGAAGAGCATTTTTATTTTGTAAAAATAGACCTTCAAAATCTAACACTAAAATCAATACTTGATAAATTCCGGGAACTCGTATTTCAAAAAGGGGTCAACGTTTTAACAATAGACCCTTGGAATATGCTTGACCATTCGGCACAAAAAGACCATTCCTATGTCGGTCGGGTACTTTCGGAAATTACCCAATTTGTACAACAAACAAACACACATCTTTTTTTGGTTGCACACCCAAGAAAAATGGAATCCGACAATGGCATTTTCAAAATACCAACACCTTATGATATAAGTGGTTCATCTGACTTTTTTAATAAGTCTTATAATTGCTTAACGGTTTACCGGTCAATTGGCGAAATGACAAAATATGAATCCGATTCGGTGCAAGTACATATCCAAAAGGTAAAAAGAAAAGAAAACGGAAAACAAGGATATTTCACCGTGGCACCTGATTTTAAAAATGGTGGGGTGTATAAACCTATCGATGAAAAGAAAAACAGAATTACAGTCGTAAAAGACACAATACCTTTTTGATGAATAGACAATTAGATTTATTTGATAATAAAGTAGATAAAGAACTTGTTAAAATTAAGGTTTGGCGAAATGATTTAATTGAATTGTGTTTTGATGATTATTTAGTCAATCGCCTTGGTCAAGTTTGGAGTGTAAAATTAAATAGATTTAAAAAAGTACAACCTAATAATCATCGTGGTAATTATTGTCAAGTCGCTTTAAAAAATGCCATTACAACTCAAGAAATGATTTATCAATCAAAAAGGCATTGGAGTAAAAAAAACAGAATGGGTTATAAAAATTTTTATGTCCATAGAATTGTTGCTTGTACTTTTTTAAATAATCCCGATAAAAATATTTACAGAATGGTTAACCATTTAGATGGAAATCCCTTAAATAATAAATTAGAAAATTTAGAGTGGTCAACTGCATCCGAAAATAGTTTGCATCATTACAAATTAAAAAACAAAAACCAACTAAAACTATTTTAATGAATCTAAACGAGTATTTTGATGCGTTCCGTTGGTGTGAAAACAATTCCATCCGATGCTATCCAAAACCTAAAGGCAGAGAGTTTATTTTGGTTTATGAGATAAACGGCGACCCTAAAACATCCGGCAAAACATATTCCAAAAAAGAATATGACACTAAGTGTAAAGAATTTTATATTTACCTTTACAAAAAATTTAAAGATGTTTGAAATTGAATTTTTTCCCCTCTACGGTTTTACGGTTGGTTTTAATTATTCTAATGATGACCTTTTAGAAATAGATGAGGAAAAGGATTTTAAACACACCATTCAAGTGTTCATTGGAATATTTGGATTCAACATTAATTGGTATATTGATAAATAATGGCATACGATAAAAAAGAACTTGAAAAAAAGGCGTTGATTGCTATCGAAAAACACAAACTGATGTTTATGGAGCATATCGTGGCATTTTTGCCTTGTTCAAAAACCACTTTTTATGACCTTGAATTGAACCAATCGGACTCTATAAAAAAGGCGGTTGAGGAAATGCGAGTTTCTAAAAAAACCAAAATGCTTTCCAATTGGATTGATTCTGAAACGCCATCACTACAAATTGCGGCGATGAAAATGATTTCTGAGGAACACGAGGCGCACAGATTAAACGGAACAAGGCAAGAAATAAAACACGATGGCGGAATCAAGTCAACACTAATTGAATGGAAACCGGCAAAAAGGGAATCGGAGTCGTAGAGCAGAAGTGTAATCGACAATTCTACGATTTAATAAATTCAGATAAAAGATTCAAAGTTCTACAAGGAGGAACCCGGAGTGGCAAGACATACGCTATTTGTCAGTACATAGCGTACGTTTTAACGACTGCAAAAGAGCCATTGACCATTTCCCTTATAAGAAAAACATTACCGGCGTTAAAAGGCTCTATTCAAAGGGACTTTATTTCTATATTAGAACAGACCGGAATGTATTTTGATGGCAATCACAATAAAGCAGAGAACACTTTTCGATATGGCAAACACCTTGTGGAGTTTTTGTCGGTTGATGACAATCAAAAAATAAGAGGGAGAAAAAGAAACATCGCCGTATTAAATGAGGCAAATGAATTATTACTTGAGGACTTTCGCCAAATCAATATGCGAACCACCGACAACATCATTATGGATTTCAACCCATCCGACCCGGTGCATTGGATATATGATGACATCATCCCAAGGGAGGATTGTGATACTTGGATTACTACATACAAGGATAATATGTTTTTGTCCGATGACCTTGTTTATGAGATTGAAAGGATGCGTGAGCGTGACCCGGACTATTGGAGAGTGTTTGGCGAAGGGCAAAAGGCAATCTTTTCTGCCCGGCAGATATTCAATAATTGGAACTTTATTCCCCACAAGGACTTCCCTGAATTTGATTTGCATACCGAGGCGGTAATTGGATTGGATTTTGGTTTCAGCAACGATCCCTCGGCGGCATCGATAATTTTCCGAAAATCAGATAAATTGTACGTTCACGAAATATTATACAACACCGGGATGACAAACGGTGATATTGCTGAATACTTCAAGGCCAATGGATATGACCAAGTACTAACGTTCTACGATAGTGCTGAACCTAAATCCGGGGAGGAACTCCGAAGGTTGGGGATAATATGCAAACCGGCAATCAAAGGTCAAGGGTCAATCACCGCTGGTATTTCCCTTTTAAAAGAATTTGATGTCATTGTAAGCCAAGAATCAAAAAACATATTCAAGGAATACAATGGATACTATTGGGAACAACTCAAGGATGGCACAATAATAAACAAGCCACAAGATCGGCTGAATCATCAGATGGACTGCCTACGATACGGAGTTTATTCGCAATACTCCAAGCGAAATGACTTCTTTGTTATTTAATTATTATTTTTGTAAAAATATAGACTTTAATGGCATCAATATTCGATAATTTCAAAAGGCTCGTGACAAAAAACAGTCAAGCCACAAATTCACAATTTAATCGGGCGATATATAACTTTTTAGGCGATACAATAATTACGAGTGCTGAGAATGATGATTCGTATATAAACAAGGGTTATCGCTTTAATTCAACCGTTTATTCGATTGTCAACCTTATAACAAAGGCGGCATCAACGGTGCCGTTTCAAGTCTATGAGGTGCAAAGTCAAAATTCACTAAAAAGATACAAGGCACTAACATCAAACGGATTCGATGCCAATGCAGTCCATAAATCTCAAGTGATTTTAAAGAACTCGATGATTGAATTGGAGGGTACTGAAATCCACGAACTATTAAACAGACCAAACCCGGCGCAATCTTACGCATCTTTTTTGTCTGAGGTCATTGCATTTGGTAAACTGACCGGAAACCGTTATATCTACGGAATTACACCGGAGAGGGGTGCAAACCAATCCAAGTATGGTGAACTTTACGTTCTACCAAGTCAAGCGATGGAAATCCATTCCGGTGGCTTTATGAAACCGGTTGACCATTACACTTTGGAATACAATGGCACGTTTCAAATCGATGCGGATGATGTTTGCCACATAAAAGATTTCAATCCTTATTTCGATGGGTCAGGACAAAATCTTTATGGAATGTCCCCACTTAGGGCGGGATTGCGTTCTATGGATGCCAACAATGAGGCACTTACTACCGGGGTCAAATATTTACAAAACCAAACGGCAAGGGGTGTTCTTATGTCTGAGGAAGGGGATTTGAATGAAGTACAAGCCAAGCAACTCAAGGAGAAATTCAGACAACAATATCAAGGTTCAGGCAATGCCGGGGATGTTATCATTACCCCCAAGAAATTGTCGTGGGTCAACTTCGGACTCAACGCTGCCGACCTTTCCTTGATTGAACAGTACAACGGCACAATCAAAGACCTATGCAACGTTTACAATGTCCCGGCGGTGTTACTTAACAATGTTGAATCGGCAACGTACAACAATATAAAAGAGGCACGAAAAATGCTTTATACCAATGCGGTAATTCCCGAACTTATGAAAATAAGGGATGAACTGAATCGTTGGTTGGCACCCAAGTATGGGGAAAAGGTGTTTATTGATTTTGATTATACCACTATCCCGGAACTGCAAGAGGAAACCGATAAGGTTGTCGCTCAGATGTCCCAAGCGTGGTGGCTGACACCAAACGAGAAACGTGCGGCGATGTCTTATGGTAAGGATGAAGAGAACGAAAGAATGGATGAATATTACATCCCGGCGAATCTTTTGCCACTTGGTGATTCCGATATGCCCGATATGACACCCCAACAAATAGATATTGAACCGGCAGAAAAAAGACAAGTGCCGGGGATGAACGATATATTTACAACAATTAGTGAGGCACAACAAAGAGCAAACGAAATGGGCGGTGAAGGTTACCACGAACACACTTATGATGGTTATACCGTTTATATGCCATTTGAAACCCACGAGGAATATGAGGCGGCAAAAGACAATCGCCTTGATGAATTTTACGGCGAAATGGATGCCGATTCTTTTGACTACAATTTCGAACTTGATAGTCGATATGATGATGATGAAGATACCGACCAAGATGGGGGAGAAATAATCCAAAAAGCACCACAAATTAGAGGCGCAATGGAAACGGCATTGCGGAACAAAGTAAAAGACCATAATGATGAATATGGTGACAACCCGGCAAAAAGGGCAACCTATTCAATGTTAGCGAGGTCATTTGTAAGGGGCATCGGTGCATATCGCACAAACCCATCATCGGTTCGACCAAATGTATCAAGTGAAGATCAATGGGCATTGGGTAGGGTCAACGGATTGCTTTACGCACTTAGAACAGGCAAATTCAAGAGAAGGGCATACGATACGGATTTACTACCTGAAGAACATCCATTGTCATCAGACAAAAAAAGCCAAAAGGCGGAAACTTATTCAGACTACCCGCAAGGCGCAACTAATAACGCCAAGCGAATGCTGGAATGGCGTGAGAAGTATGGTCGTGATGTTGTAAAAGGCGGAACAAGGGTCGGTTGGGAAAGAGCCAATCAACTTGCAAGTCGTGAGGCATTGTCGTTGGATACCGTAAGGCGTGTAAATAGCTTTTTAGCAAGGCACAAAGACAACGCAAAGATTGACCCACAATATAAAGATGAGCCGTGGAAAGACCGGGGATATGTTGCCTACAACCTTTGGGGTGGTGCTGCAATGGTATCTTGGGCAAAGCGGATTTCTGAAAACGATTAAATATGTTCGATAGGGAAACTTGGAGAAATGAATTTTCCCAACAACTCGATATTGGAGAAAAATCCGAGGTTGCGAAATTCAAACGATATTACAATGAACAGTACAAAACCGCCGTTGATGGTTTTCTATTGGACAACAATCCAAGAGGTGGCGATAATCTATTCAAACCAAGAGAACTTGAAAATCTTTACGTTGGATTATATACCAATATCGGGTTACGATTTGCTAAGTGGTACGCCAAGACTTATGACCGCTTAATATCCAAACGACAAGATGTTTCCGGGTTTGATGATGTATGGAGTGAGGGATTTGCCGAAGCCGGTCGAAAGGTTGCCGGTCAACGTATTGTTTTATTACAAGGAACTGCTAAGGCGGAAATTATAAAAAATTTACAACGATTAATGCAAGACCCGGAGTTTATGACCTTGGGTGCTGACCAAAGGGGTCGCATTTTACGTTCAAGGTTTAATAAACTATCTGCATACCAAGCGGAAAGGATTGTGCGAACTGAGGCAACTTATGCGGCGAATCTTGGTGCTGAAAGGTCTGCCCTTGATATGTTTGGTTCGGGTGGTCTGCAAAAAGAATGGTTGACTTCCATTGATGGGCGTGAACGGGCATCACATAGATCAACCAACGGTCAAGTCGTGGATATGGACAAGCCGTTCAATGTAGGTGGTGAACTGCTAATGATGCCGGGTGACCCAAGGGGTTCGGCAAGAAATGTTGTCAACTGCCGGTGTGCGGTTGCACACTTACCCAAACCGGATGCACAACCCACAACACAACTTGAAGGATTGGCATTTGGATTGGCTGGGGAAATTGCGGCACAAAATGTTATTGATGAAATTTAATATCTTTGCAATATGAATAATATTATATTTAAGCAGTCCCCAATGGGGGAACTAATTGATGCCGATGAAAAAGCGGGAATCGTAAAAGGTTACGCATCGGTGTTTAACAACGTTGATTCTGATAATGATATAATCAAATCCGGGGCATACAAAAAAACCATTGCCGAAAACGGTAGAAGGGTTAAGTACCTTTACCAACACGATATGGACAAACCTATCGGGAAAATGGTTCATTTGGAGGAAGATGAGAAAGGTCTTGTCTTTGAGGCTCAGATTGCCAAAACCCAATTGGGAATGGATGTCATTGAACTAATCAAAGCCGGGGTGATTACCGAAAATAGTGTCGGGATTCTACCCATTCAAAAAGAAATGGTAAATGGTAGGCGTGAGATTAACGAGGTGAAACTCTACGAAGTTTCTGCCGTTACACTTGCCGCCAATGACCAAGCAATGATTTTGGATGTCAAGGGCAACGTTGACCCAAATAAAGTAATTAAGCGATATGATAATATTGCAAAATTAGTCCGCAAAGGGAATATATCTGATGAACTTGGATATACTCTTGAGGCGGAAATATTAAAATTGAAATCTATTTTTATGAATATGACCACTTCGCCAACTGATATTGAGGTTACGAAGCCGGAAGTCGTGAAAGGAGATTCAACTGAAGAATTTAACTATTTGTTTAACATCCTTAAAAAATAACAAAATGAACGAGGAAGTAAAAAATCAGTTAGATCAAATCGGTGACATCGTAGATTCAAAGATTGAAAAGGCTTTCAACCAAGCGCAAGAAAATGCAAAAGGTGAAGTCGAATCATCTCTGAAAAGCGAAATCACAAATTTGACTAACGAGTACAATGACAAGATGGAAGCCGCTACAAAGCGAATGGATGCCATCGAAATGGAAAGCAAAAAAACGCTTTCAGGAGTAAACACAAAAACCTTTAAAGGTCAAATCGAAGCTGCCATCAAAGATGGTGCAATCGAAGCACTTGTAAAAGGTAACACCAACGCCGCAAGATTTGAAATCAAGGCAGGTGATATGACAATGGCGAATGCTTATACTGGTGTTGTTGCTGGAGAAACTGTAATTACAGACTTCAAATTCGACCCTTCAAGAAGCGTTCACATCAGAACTTTGTTGCCTATCGGAAACACCGATGCTCAAACAATTAGATTCCCTAAAGAATCTGCCTATGATGATGGTGCCGCTGCAACTGCTCAAGGTTCAACTCTTGGTGCATCTGATTTTGACATTACCGCCACAAGCGTAAATGTTGAGAAAATCGGCACTTTTATGAGAATAACTGAGGAAATGCTAAACGATACTCCCGGACTATCTTCTTACCTATCGGCAAGAGTACCCGGAAAAGTGTTGTCTGTTGAGGATACCGAAATCCTTAATGGAGATGGTTCTTCGCCAAACCTTGATGGTCTTTTCACCGATGGTGCTGCTTTTGTAACTGGTTCAGGTGGTGCATTTTATCAAAGTGTTGAATCAGCAAATGAATTTGATGTTCTTATTGCCGCGTTGAACCAATTGGCACTTTCTAACTATCAAGCCGACACGATTCTTTTGAATCCTACTGATTTCCATAAAATCGTATTATTGAAATCTACTGCCAACGAATATTTGAAAAATCAAATTGTTCAAGGTATTCAACCCGCAATCAATGGCGTTCCAATTACATTGAACACCGCCGTGACTGCTGGTAAATTCCTTGTTGGTAACTTGGCTCAAGCATCTCAATTGTGGGTGCGTGATGGACTTGGTATCGAATTTTCAAGAGAAGATTCAACCAACTTTAGAGATGGATTTGTTACTGTTAGAGCGCAAGAGCGTGTGGCACTTACAAACTATTCTCCAAATGCAATCGTACAAGGTACGTTCTCAACTGCTAAAACGGCACTTGAAACTCCTTAATCTAACGATTAGTTTTGAACTTGAAAGGGTGGTCATATCGACTGCCCTTTTTGGGTTTAAGAAAAAAAACATATAATATTTTTTATATTATAAAATAAATTATATATATTTGAACCATAATTAACAATTTAAAAACAATTATTATGAAAAATACTTTTTTATCAGATGACATCATATTAAAATGTCTTAATATCAATCACTTGACACCTAATGGCTTTAGAGATGTAGCACATAGTTTGTGTGATAATAACAATTTAGTCAATCCATCAAGAAATGAAACTATTAAGGATGCTTATTCTTACTTAAAACACAATCATCCTTGCTTTTCTAAAGTCTAAAAATAAAACCAACCGGGGGCGTTGCCGCCCCCTTTGTATAACCAAAAATTAAATTATGAGAAATCAGAAAGAAAATAGAATACAAGATTCAATTGAATATCAAATGGTAAAACAAATCACATCCGAAGAAAACCGCAAAAACATCATTGAGGCATTGAAATCCTTTGCAATATTATTGTCGGGATTTTTCATTGCAGTATGGTTGTTCACCAATTTGCTTTTAAATATAGAAACCATCATCGATTGGTGGAATAACTTTCACATTGAAATATTTTTAATTGATATAATAATATGGATGAAAAAGATAATTTCCTAAGTAAAGAAAAGGATATGCATATCCATCGGCACATTAACATAAATCAAAATATTGTTAATATTAAAAAATTTAATAAATTAGTGAAAAAATTAAGATAGTTTTTTTTGTTTGATAATTGTTGGGAAATGTCCGCCATTCACTTGGTGGGCATTTTTTTATACCTTTACATTAAACCAATGAATTGAATAATAATCAAAGAGGGTGTTTTAGTGAATACCTTTTTGCGACTGAGTGCATAAAAAGGGGATATGATATTTCAATGCCTTTGTCCGATGCATCGGTTTATGATTGTATCGTTGATAATGGAGAAAATCTGTTCAAAATTCAAATCAAATCCACGATAAAACTACCGGTAAAAGATACCATTACCACGATACAAGTTCCATTACAAAATTCAAAAAGGGTTTATAGTAAAGACAATGTCGATTATTTTGCCGTGTACGTTTACCATTTTGATGGCTTTTTTATATTCAAAAACAATGGCAATATGCAGTCAGTAAGATTGTCGCTTGTGGGTAAATATTCCAAAAATTTTAATAACTTTGTATTTGAAAGGGATTCTCAATCCCATAGATAATTCATTTTTAATTGTTTTGTGAATTGTTTTGATAAGTTTGGTTAATTAAGGGTAGCATTTAAGTGTTACCCTTTTTTTTTATCTTTGTAGAAATAACATATTATGAAAATATTAATGAAAAAAAGCGTTTTATCCTCTGAGGGTTGGCGTTGGGAGGAAAAGGTTTACGATGTTGACAACAAGGTTGCATCGGATTACATCAAAAAAGGAATCGGTGTTGAATTTATCGAGGAGGTAAAAGAGGAAAAAAAAGTAAAAGAAACAAAGGAAAACAAGGTGGCAAAAAAACGCACCACTAAAAGAAGCAAATAATGCCCTACACTCGAAACACTTATTTCAGCGACCCACCGATTACGTTTCAACCGCAAATGAAAATCAATTCCACAACCGGAAGTGAAATCATTACGGCGGCAAATGTGAAGGATTTTGCAAGAATTGACACCACGGCAGATGATACCATTATCGGGCAGATGATCACCCAAGCGAGAATCGTGGCAGAAAATTATATCTCAAAAGATATTGTGGCAAAAAATAGAACTTACTATTTGCCATTTGCCAACACAAGAATCGCATTACCTTTCGCCCCGGTTGCATCTATTTCATCGGCAACAGTTGATGGAACTGCTGCAAGTTATACGGCAAAGGGATTGGACAATGAAATAATTGAATTGAATGAACTCCCTGCAAAAGAAGTAAAGGTAACTTACATCACCACCGGTCTTGATGATTCGTTTTTAAAAGAAGCGTTATTGCAAATGGTAACGACCTATTATGACAATAGGTCTGACTTTGTAACCGGAACAATAGTGCAAGAAATAAAAACAAGCACAAGAAATTTATTGTCATCTTATAAAACCGTATTTATTTAATGGATGCCGGGAAACTTGATACAAGGGTTGAGGTAAGGCGATTAACAAAGACTGCCGACACTTTTGGGGGATATACCTCCACAACGGCAACTGCCTCCACTATATGGGCATATAAAAGGGAAATAAGTGGTGATATAAGCCAAGAGAACGGAAAGCGTAGGCGTGAACTTGATATTGAACTGGTAGTGCGTAAAAAAACCGCCGATGATATTTTAAACACCGACCTTTTGAAAATCGAAAACGTTTCCGGTGAATACCGTATCAACGGTAAATTTGAATCTGGATATAAATATTACACAACCATAAAAGCCACAAAAATTGATTAGTGTAAAAATCAAACAGAGCGATTTAAATGATTTGAACCGAAAACTCAATCAACTCAAAAGTTTTTCCAAGGAGGGACTTTCAAAAGAGATTGGCGATACTGCTGCTTTTTCGGCGGCAAGAATGCAAAAAAGTGTTCCGACTGATAAAGCGGCTTTAAAACAAGGCATTGGATTCGGTAGAATGGGTAAAATGGCAAGGGTATTTTCCAAGGCTTTTTATTCGCCTTATGTTGAATTTGGAACAAGGGATGGAAATATGAAATTTGATGATATGTTGGAACTCGGAATTCCGAAATCTTATGCCGAACAATTCAAGGCAAGTCCATTGAAAAAGAAAACCAATCAAAACGCACGACCATTTTTCTTTTCATCAATTAGGGTAGAACTAAAAACCCTGATGGATAGGCTTGACAGAAGATTAAATAATTTAACACGATGAACGAGGCACTTCAATTTATAAGAAAAGCGATTTTAACACGTTTAACGAACGCAATTTCAATTGGTGGTAGTTATGTCCCAATTTATAATAGAGTCCCATCTGATGCATCTGAACCATATGTACAGGTGTTTTCCGTAAGTAATAACGAAAGCGATTTCAATGCCACAAGTTTTATTTCTGAATGCGTTACAAGATTGGAAGTCGTAACGGCGTTTGATTCTGATTCAGGTGGCGAATTGCAGTCTAATCAGATTGTAAGTGAAATATTAAATTTAGTTCGCACAAGGTCGAGTGGTTACTATGACTTATCAAGTGATGGATTCAATGTGATAACTTGCACAAATGGAGGCGTAACATATTTTCAGGATGACTTGGAGGATAAAACCTATTTCCGAGCCATTGTCGAAATATCTAATAAAATAGAAAAAATATAATGGGTGATTTTAAAATTTACGGAATAAATATGGGAGCGATATTTTTATCCTTGTCGGATGTAAATCCAATACTTCAGACTCTTGTACTTTTGGCATCGCTTATTTATACAGTCATTAACATAACCCAAAAATTTAAAAAATGAAAATGCCTACAAACGGAGTTGCCAAAGATATAAGACATTTTGCAGGAAGTCTTTTAGTTTTTTTCTTAGTCGTTTTGATTTTGTTTTATTTAACAAAGTATCAAATCCCAAGTGAAAATGCTCAAATAGTAAACACTTTAATAGGTATGATAGCGGCATCGATTGCGATGGTCATTGCAAGTATTACTGGGAGAAACCCCGATGATTTAGATGCTGCCAAAAAGAAGATTTCAAATCTTGAGATGAAAATAGAAATGCTTGTACAAGCCAAAGACACCTTGGAAGAAATGTTAATAAAAGTACAAGATGACACAATCGACAGGCTACTTCTAAACAAGGCAATGAAATACGATAACAAATGCGACTGTAAAAAATGAGTTTAAAGTATTTTAAATATGAGGAATTTGATTCGCCGGATGTCCCTAATTCTGGTCGCTATATGGATGCTGAATTTTTGGCAATGCTCGACAATGCTCGTGAAATTGCGAGGATACCCTTTAAAATCAACTCAGGATGGCGAACAATTGAACACAATCAAGAGGTTGGAGGAAAACCGGGTTCGAGCCATATCGTTGGAAAAGCGGTTGACATTGCCGTTAAAAATTCAAGGGAAAGAGGAATCATTTTGTCAGCACTTCAACAAGCCGGATTCAATAGGTTTGGCGTGGGTAAAACCTTCATTCACGTTGACTCGGATGGAACTGACTTTCCCGATGGTGTCAAAGACCCCAACGTTTTATGGTTATATAGCTAATACAGTAGGGAGCACGATATGCCTAAAAAGAAATTTAAAGACACGGCAGTAGGTTCTTTTCTACTTCAAAAGATTCCAAAGGTAGTCGGTGCGATTGCCGAAGATACGCCAGTAGGAAACATAATTGAAGCTATTATAGGGGGTTCTGATATGTCAGCAGAGGACAAGGAATTGGCTTTGGAAAAACTTCGATTAGAACGAGCCGAAATGGATGGGGTGACCCGAAGGTGGGTGGCAGATAGTAGAAGTGGATGGTTGGCACAAAATGTCCGCCCTTTGACATTGTGTTTTTTTACAATTTCTTACATCATTGGATGGTATATGGACTATGATCTAACAACAATTACAGGGCTGATGCAAGTTATCCTTGGAGGATATTTTGGTTCTCGTGGAGTTGAAAAGGTGTTTGGAAACAAACTCCACAAATAATGGCGAAAAATATCACTAATTTTGTAAAAGAGATTAAAAGAAAACGACCCGGTGTTCATTCAAAGAATGCATCAATAAATAAAAAAGGGTGGAAAAAGAAATCTCGTGGTCAAGGTAAAAAAAGATAATTATGGCAACTCGTGACTTGTACTCAGCAAATAATTTCTATCGAATGTCATTCGGTGATTATGGATTTCGGGTCTTGGATAATACACACGGCAATTCATCAACGCCAAGTGGTGAATTTTTTGGTTCAATAGAATGCACAGAAAACTCAACTATTACACTTACAAACGATACATCCGGGGGGGATAGTGGACTTTCAAGTTTTTCAATCAAGGAAGGGCATATTATATATGGTAATTTTACCGATGTATCAATCAGTCAAGGTCAGGTTATTTGCTATTTAAGAAAGCCAAAATAAATGCTTGGTCTTTCTTTTAATATAATTTCAAGAGCAAAAAAAACAAAGAAGATATTAAAAAAACATCTTTTAGATAATCTTGAAGATTTATGGAATAATACAGAGGACAGATGGCAATCCTATAATTATGTAATTCCACTTACTTGGGATTCCATCAATGAAGTATGGGACAGATACAATGAAAGGTTGCCGGAAACTTGGGAGGTTTTAAATAAAAATTGGAATGCGGAAACTGAATTATGGGATGAAATATAAATTTGTTAAATTTGTAAAAAATATATTATGGGTACATCACTATCGGGATTAAAAATAAAAGACACCTATCAAGGTCTTATAAAATTAACAGATAATTCCGGTGCAACCGGAACAACGAAAGAACTGACTGATGGGTTGGGAAACGACTTAAATATTCAAGTTGACACCACCGGAAGATTAGAGGCAGCAACATTTGTAAAAACAAGTGGAACATCGAGCCAAATTCTTTTGGCAGATGGTACGGTTGCGACTTCACTTAGTAGTGGATTTTTAGCGGATGATTCGGTTACCTTTGCGAAATTAGAGAATCGATATTCGGAACTTTCGGCACTTGGTAGTGGAACATCTTTTGCCCTTAATTTTTTAAACGGTTGTACATTTACGGCAACCGCATCCGGTGCGGCAACTTTTACTTTTTCAAACGCCGTTCAAGGTCAGGTTGTTGACTTGATACTTAGTGTTGGTAATTATGCCATTACATTTGCAGAAACCGGCTCAACTTTTAACCGGGTAGGTTCAACCACTTACGATGGGTCAGCGACAAATTTGATTCAAATAGTTTGCACGGATGACACGCCGGGTTCAAAAATATATCACTATTCAATTGCCACTTATACATCGGCACAACCACAATAATATGAAAGCAAGAACTGAAAACGGTCAAATAAAAATTTATAAATCTTTACCATCTGAATATACCAAAGATGATGGAACTGTTATTTTAAACTTTAGAAATGCCGATGCTGAAACTATTGAGGCAGAGGGTTTTTACAATGTTGTAAAGCCAAGTTTTAATTCATTGACCCAAACAAAGGGTGGGATTCAGTTTGATTCAGAAAACAATGTTTTTACAAACGTAGTGACTGACATTGATTTTGACCAAAACATCGATATTTTAGATGAAGATGGCGAACCAACAGGTGAAACAGAAAAGAGATACAAAGTTTCAGATTTACAATCAAGCATTTTGTCGGAACTGAAACAAAAAGCAAATCAATTATTACAACCAAGTGATTGGCAAGTCGTAAGGAAATTCGAAAGGGACATCGATATTGATTCAGATACACAAACGGAAAGGTCGGGCATATTGACAGAACTTGACAGAAAAGAATTGGAAGTTAATGCGTTGGCATCCTATGCTGACTTGTTACAATATGACAAAAGATTTTTCCCACCATCTGATGAAATAGAATAATATGAGTTTAAATAAAAGATTAATTAGTACCGGTGCGGCAGCAGCAGCGGCTTGTAGTACTGATTCCACAGACCCATTTGGCGATTCAAGTGGTGTTGCTCTTTACAATCTTGACTACGATGCAAGTACTGCCCCTGATGGTACTGACTATTCAGGCAGCCCTACTGACGTTGACTTCGGAGTAGATGGTCAAATAAACTATGGAGCGAGATTTAATGGGAGTAGTAGTCGGATAGCATTGCCTAAACTTACAGGATTGACTGCCGATGTGTCTGTTTCAGGATGGGTTAATTTAGGAAATACAACAACTTCAAATAGAATAAGGTTTATAGAAATTAATACAGATGCAAATGGATATGCAGGAACATTATCAATTTATTATAAACCTAGTAATGGAGAATGGCAGGTCAGAAGTGGGAACGGTACTTCATCTAATTCCAATGTATTAACACACACCTATACACTAACTCAATCAACTTGGTATCACGTTTGTTTTACAAGAGATGATTCTACTAATGTAACTAAGTTTTATATTAATGGTTCTTTACAAGATACGGAAACAGTATCGGTTTCATCTTCTTACCCCTCAGGTGCAACGGGTGTAATTGGAGATTTAAATTACAGTGCAGGGGCAAATTACAATTGGCTAGGGGAAATTGACCAAGTAAGAATATTCTCTAAAGCGTTAAATGAAACAACAAATGGAGAAGTGTCTGCTCTTTTCGCAGAAACCGCTTGTGTATATACTGCAACTACGACTGATAGTGATTATCCTACAACAAATGCTGCATACTACAAATTAGATAATTCAGCAGAGGATTCTAAAGGAACAAATGATGGTACTGAATATAATATAGAATACAGGTTTGGGCGTTTTGGTCAAGCGGCGGTGTTTAATGGGAGTAGTAGTAAGATAGATTTAGGAAATAATTCCTCAAATAATTCATCTGTTATAAGTGTTTCTTTATGGTTTAAAACAGCAGGACATAGTGGTACTGCTGCTTTAATAAATAATGGCGGTGCAAATAGCGGAGAAACAGGTTATTTTTTAGGATTAACTTCTAATGGATATATAAGATTGAATTTAAGTGCTAGTGTTGATGGTACAATTAATTATGCAGATGGAAACTGGCATAACGTAGTTATGACATTAAATAATGGCTCATATAATGTTTATATAGACGGAAATACAACACCTGTATTGACAGGTTCTCAATCATTTACAGGAACAGCTACACGGCCAACTTGGATAGGTCAATTTTCTTATACTGCCTCTAATTTAGAATTTTTTGATGGTTCAATAGACCAAGTAAGAATCTACGATGCTGCCCTTTCATCAAGCCAAGTAACAGAACTATACAACGAAAAACCTGAAGTAGATACATCTAACTTTAAGGCGGTGTTGTATGAGGGGAATGGTGGTACGCAATATATTTCTAATGTAGGATTCCAACCTGATTTGGTTTGGATAAAAGATAGATTTGTAGCAGAGTGGCACGGACTTATGGACTCTGTAAGAGGCTCAAGTCAAATATTGTATTCTAATGCAACAAACGCAGAAAATAGCGGCTCTGATGTTACAAGTTTTGATTCTAACGGTTTTTCTTTAACAAATAATAATAATTTTACCAATAGAAACGGAGATTCATACGTAGGGTGGTGTTGGAAAGGCGGAGGCGATGCGGTTAATATCGGAGTAAATTCTATTACAGGCTCTACTCCTTCAATATCTTCAGATGTGAGTGCGAACCCATCTGCAGGATTTAGTATTGTTAAATGGACTGGTACAGAGGCTAATGCTACTATTGGACACGGAATAGATACACCAGAATTAATAATAATTAAGAATGCAAGTGCTGTTAAAAACTGGACTGTATATTCAAGTAGTGTGGGTGCTACAAAGTATGGAAAATTAAATCTAACTGATGATTTTCAAACCGCAAGTACAGCATTCAACAATACAGACCCCACAAGTAGCGTTTTTTCTGTTGGTTCTGCAAGTGTAGCTAATGGTAGTGGAAATACTATGATAGCCTACTGCTTCCATTCAGTAAGCGGATATAGTAAGATAGGGAGTTATTTAGGAACAGGTGTTGCTGGTCATACTATATACGTTACTGATGATGACACATCAACTGGTAGTGGAGGTTTTCAGCCTTCTTTTGTAATGATTAAAGCTTCATCTGCTTCAGCAAGTTGGTATATGTTTGATGACAAGAGATTAACATCACCTTATAGCGACCAGTTAATAGCAAATAGTGCAGGAGCTGAATTAACAGGTACATATGTGGTTTTAAATTCAAATGGATTTACATTAAATACAACAGCTAGTGACTTAAACAATAGTGAGGTTACATTTATCTATATGGCATTTAAGTAATGAAGAAACTAATTTTTATACTGCTTAGTACTTTAACATTTGCCCAACAAGATGTTTCAGGTTTGTGGATTAGCCAAGAGGGGGAGTATGTAAATATAACAGAGAACATCTTTAAGAGATTCACCAAAGACAAAACCACATTAGCAAAAGGCATAATAGAGGTTACAGAGCAAGAGATGTTTATAATAAGAAAAGACACCTTAGACAACTATACGCTTTGTTACTATGTAGGAAATGAAACTATGGTAGTATGTAAACCAAGAGATGAAAAGGCTTGGCTATTTTATAAAATAAGATAATAATCGGAAAAATTAAAAAGTATTATATTTGTAAAAAATAAAGAATTATGGCATCTACTGTTTATAACGGAACAAATTTATTATTAAAATTTATCGCTGATGGCGGTACTTTAGCAACTATTGGTCACTCAACAAGTGCATCTCTTTCGTTGTCTATGGATGCCCCGGAAGCGACAAGCAAAGATTCAGCAGGTTATCAAGAGGTAATCGCCGGACTTAGAAGTGGAGAAATTAGCTTTGAAGGTCTTGTTGATTATACAGACACCCAAAATGTCCCGGCAATGGCTACGCTTATGGAAAACCGGTCAAAAATCGATTGGTCTTTTGGAACTACCATAACCGGTGATACTGTTTTTTCAGGCGAAGGATTTATCACTTCAATTGAAACAAGCGGCGAAATGGAAAGTGCGGTTACCTATTCAGGTACAATCGTTACTACCGGCTCAATCACAACTGCGGTTAACTCGTAATTTTAATACATAATGGGGAACAAAAGGAGGGGTTACCACGACCTTAAAATTGGTGGTAAAAATAGGACTATGCACTTTTCAATGAACTTTTGGAGTGCATTAACCGATGAATTAAACATTTCACTTGACCAATTAGGGGACATCTTCGAAGGTGGAATATCATTGAGCGTTATTAGAGAAATCATTTATTGCGGCTTATTGGCAAACGACCAAGAACAAGGCAATGAAATCGACTATAACAAATTTAAAGTCGGTGCGTGGCTTGAGGATGTTGATGCCAATGAACTTGAAAAGATTGTTGGAGCGATGACTGAATCACGAATCCTTGGGAATGATTTAAATATGGGGATTCAAAGAAACCCAACCGAGGAAAAAAAAACACAAGCGAACCCGAGCAAATAACTTGGGATTCATTAGCTGATTATTTTATTGGGCAATGCGGTATTCCACCGGGTGATTTTTGGTTAAACACTTGGAAGGAAAATCAACTATTGGGTGAAAGCCATATCATCAAACAAAACCTTGAATGGGAACGTTTGAGATATTTGGCAACTCTTATCCACAACGTAAATTGCACTAAGAAAAGTCAAACGATAAAACCCCCGGATTTATTTCCTTTGCCGCAAGATGTTTATCTCAAAAAGAACGTTCCAAGGTCAACCCCACAGAAATTAAAAGAATTTGAAGATTTGCTTGAATCAATGAAAGACATTCCAAGGGAGGTTGTTTTTTAAATTGTTAAATTTGCATTATGGCAAACATTTTAGAAGTAATAATAAATGGGGATGCAAAAGGATTAAATAAATCACTTTCATCAGCATCATCGAAATTAAAAGCATTTGGGAGGCAAACCACCGACATTGGAACTCGGCTTTCAACAAGATTAACTTTACCCATTGGTCTTGCCGGTGCGGCTATGATAAAACTCGCATCTGACACCGATGAATCGTTAAACAAAGTTGATGTTGCTTTTAAAGGCTCTTCACAAGAGGTCAGGGATTTTGCAAAAACTACCCTCCAAAGTTTTGGTATTGCAAGAGGTCAGGCGTTGGATATGGCGGCACTTTTTGGAGATATGTCCACATCAATGGGATTGTCAACTGCCGAGGCGGCTAAAATGTCAATATCGCTGACCGGACTTGCCGGTGATTTAGCATCTTTTAAAAACATAAACATTGAAGAAGTCACTACGGCATTAGCCGGTGTGTTTACCGGTGAAACGGAATCTTTAAAAAGACTTGGGATTGTTATGACCGAAGTGAATTTGCAACAATTCGCTTTGGATAAAGGAATGACCAAGAGCATCAAGAAGATGAATCAAGCCGAAAAGGTTGCTTTGCGTTATGAATATATAATTGCTAAAACGGCAAATTCTCAAGGTGATTTTGCGAGGACATCCGGTGGTGCGGCAAACCAAATGAGGATGTTTAGCCAAGGATTGAAAGAACTTGGAAGTCAATTTGGGGAATTAATTTTGCCATTTTTCACCAAATTAGTAGTCAAGGCAAACAATTTAATAAAGTCATTGAAAAACCTTAATCCCGAAATTGTTCAAATGGGGTTTGTTTTTGCCGGTCTTGCCGCCGCTTTACCGCCTTTATTAATTGTAATTGGTTCTTTTATTACGGTTATCGGTGCAATTGTTTCTCCAATAGGATTAGCGGTTGCAGCACTTGTTTTGTTGCTACTTAAATTTAATGAAATTTCAAATGTAGTTAATGATTTTACATTGACCCTTAAAATGGTTTTTCAATTGGCAATAAGCAAGTCAATTGAAAAAGTAAAATTACTGATGAACAGTTTAAGTCGATTTGGTGCGATAATGAAGGAACTAATTACCAAAAGATTTTCATCTGATTTAGACAGTATAAATGAAAAATACGATGAACAAGCCGACAAAATAAGGGAAAACGCAGAGGAACAACAAGATTTAATAAAAAAATTCGCTGAACTTAGAAAAGAAACAAATGATTTACCACCAACAATTGATGTTCTTTTAGGGAAATTAAAGGAATTAACAAAAGGTTTTTTCAAAACTCAAGGTGCGGCATCAGCAATGGTAAAACCCATAAAAGATTTAAACAATATTTTCGGAAACGGAATGAATTTTTCTTTTGATGTTGGTGCAGACTCAAAAGCAAACACAACATTTTTATCATTAAATAAAGGCATTGATTCTTCAATTAAAAAGTTTGAAGAGATAGACAAAAAGAGAAAGGAGTTTATTAATGGAATAAACCAAGCGGCATCTGACATAATAAATACCGGATTTACCGATATTTTAGTAAGTATGGGTGAATCAATTGGTCAATCATTGTCGGGTATTACAGATTCAGGAAAAAACTTTGCTCAAAGTTTATTGTCAACAATTGGCACGATGGCAACTCAATTGGGTAAAATGGCGATTGCAGTGGGTATTGGAATAAAAGGAATTAAAACTGCTTTGAAATCACTTAATCCGGTAGTTGCTATTGCCGCCGGTGTTGCATTGGTGGCATTGGGTTCGTTTGTTTCGAATAGGGCAAGTCAAATTGGTTCAGGAGGCGTTACGGCGTTCGCTAACGGCGGAATTGTATCGTCACCAACTCTTGGATTAATGGGTGAATATCCCGGTGCAAGGTCAAACCCCGAAGTAATCGCCCCCCTTGATAAATTAAAATCAATGATTGGCGGAGGTCAAACAAATGTAAATGTCACAGGCGGATTCAGATTGGATGGTCAAGACTTAATTTTAGCTTTAGAACGAGCCAACAGAAATAATAAAAGATTTGCTTAATGGCATACGGCGAGAAATTTTCTTTGCAATTTTCCGATGTTTATAATAATCCACGGAAACTTTCGATTCTACAAAAAAACTATTCGGGTGCGGTTTTGCCATTGATTGGAACTGACGACCCGGTTATAATTAAATGGCACAATAAAGATGATGTTTACAACCCTATAATTGGGTCAACTTGTGAAATAAATCTTTTTGTAACCGAAACCGCCGGTGGAACTGCTTGGGATGAACTTGATGAAAATTGGAATCTGAGCGAAGTCCTATGGAATGAAACAACCGGCGAATCCGGAACGAATTACGATGATTGGTATGATGCCGATGAGCGTGAGTATAAAGTGCAAATTTCAACTGGTGACATAAGTGGCTCACCACTTTGGGATGCGACCGACAACCAATGGCAAACATCCGCCGTTGATTGGGATGACCCTACAAGCCAAGGATTTGAATTTTATTGGGAGGGGTTTATTGTAAATGATTCTTATCGTGAAATGTTTACATCCCCACCATATCCAATAAAATTAATTGCATCCGATGGTCTTGGAACGTTAGCCGGATTTGATGCCCCTTATTCCAATGTGGTTTTGAGTGGATCAAATCCCGACACTACAAGCGGAAGTCAATCAAATTTTGATGGGTTGTTTCACTACTTAGTCGAGATATTAAAAAATACAGATTTAGATCTTGATTTATACATTGGAAACTTGATCAGAGGTTCAAGCGGCTCTGCAAATGAAACTTTGTTCCACGACATTCAGGCGTTCGAATATGGACTATTGAAAAACAATTTTAAAAGATTAAACGCAAAAGAATTATTGACGAAGATTTTGCAAATGACAAATTCAAGAATTTTCCAAAGTCAAGGGCGTTGGTATGTCATTTCAAATTCAAACTTAATTGACAATAGAATTATTGAATCTCAAGAAACGGCGATTTCAACTCCGATTGTTCAAAATATAAACATCACCACAACTGAAAACATTGCCGCAACAATAGAACTCAATGGATTCGATGCAGATGGCTTGTCATTGACTTTTGCCATCACAGATGATGTCGATAATGGTTCAACGAGTTTGAGTGGCTCTACGGTCACCTATACGCCCACAACGGATTATGTCGGTCAAGATGTATTCTATTTTACGGCAAATAATGGAACAAACACTTCAGCGGCAGCATTTGTTACCATTACAGTTGTACAAGCGGCGGCGACTATTCCAACTGGTATTTTACCAATTGCCGCACCATATAACGCTTGGACTGCAAGATTATTCTTTGGTCAAACAATAGAACAATCTGTTTCAAGACTAAAAGGAGGGAGTTTAAATTACGGAAGAACAGACAAAGAATATATTCTTTCTCAAATAGGAGAACAACCAAAATACAATTCATCAAGATATAACCCCCTTTATGATATTGCGATGTCAATGGGTGCAGGGCAATCAAATAGTAATTTTCAAAGTACTTGGAGATGGGCGCAAAGAGGAACTAAGATGGTGTGGATGCTTGTCCCTCAATATATTGGAGGATATGGCTATTATGCATCAAACAACAATACTGACCCCGAAATTGGATATTTCCAAAATCAATTTGCAAGAACACCCGACTCCGCAAATGGAGTTTTTAGTTTACAAAACGGCTATTATTCATTCAAACAAGTTCCATTTTTAAATAAATTTAATCCTTCAGTAAATATGGATTTCATAAAAAATGGATATGAAACTGCCCTAGGTCAACCAATTGGTTCAACGATTCCAAGATATACTTCAACGAGTAGTTACCCACAAGACTTGAAGGATGTAATTAGTAACTTTGGACAAGATTATATTATTACGGTCAGAATAGAAAATGACCTTGTTGTCGAACGCTATCAATTTGCAAGTGAATAATGGGAACGATTAGAAACGCACAATTAGACTTATTAAGGAACTCAGGTCAGGAATTTATCCAATTCAAGAGATACGACAAGGATGGGGTTTACAAGGAAACTTTGGTTGAAAATGTTTTATTAACCGCACCGGATGTAATTATACCTTTGTATAATGATACAACAATTGAATATTTAAAGCCTATTAAAAGAGTTTCATCCAATACTAAAACGCCAAAAAGAAACGTGGTCAACAACGACCCGATGTTTAATTATGGAGGTTATC